AAAGAGTTTGATGCAAGAATAGATGCTGAAACTGATCAAGTAAAAAATCAGTTAAAATCTGCTATTGAATCGCAAGACGCTGAAAAGATAATGGAGGCAAATGCAGCTCTTACAAAGTTAGCGGTAGAAAAAGAAAAGGTTTCTGCGTCTCTTGGTGAAAAAGAGGCTAGGAAAAAAGAACTAGAGTCTAAACCTAAGGAAGAAGAGGTTACTCAACCACAAATTAGTGCAAAAGCTCAAGAGTGGGCTTCTGATAATGAGTGGTTTGGTACAGATAGAGTATTAACATCTGCTGCCATGGGAATTCATGAAGATTTAATGCAGCAGGGTGTTGCAACTGAGTCTGATGAATATTATAATCAAATCAACAAACGTATGAGAGAGTATTTCCCTCATAAATTTGCACAAGCTAAGACTGATGTTAAAGATGCAAACGAAAAACCCGTCCAAAATGTTGCCTCTGTTAGTCGAAGGGCTGGAGGACGCAAAGCTGTGAAACTCACCAAATCACAAGTTGTTATTGCTAAGAAATTAGGGGTGCCACTAGAGGAATACGCTAAATACGTGAAGGAGGAAGCATAATGGAAAAAATAAAAACTTCACGCACATCTGAATCTAGAGAGAAATCTTCTAGAAAGAAAGATTGGTCTCCACCATCAAGTTTGGATGCACCAGCTGCACCGCAGGGATATGCACATAGGTGGATAAGAACTGCAACTGCAGGTTTTGAAGATACAGGTAATGTATCTAAGAAACTAAGAGAAGGATGGGAGTTCGTTAAAGCCGAAACTGTTCTAAGTGAAATTGGCGAAAACGATTATCCTGTAATCTCTGAAGGCAAACATGCTGGTCTCATCGGGATAGGTGGCCTTGTGTTGGCAAGGATACCGGAGGAGATCCTTAAAAGTCGTGCTGAGTATTTTGAAAAAATTACTCAAGATAGAACAGACGCAATTGATAGGGATCTTATGAAGGAACAACACCCGGATATGCCGATCAATATTGAAAGGCAGTCCAGAGTGACCTTTGGTGGTAGTCGCAAAAAATAATTTTTTTGCAATAACTACCTGGTCTTAAATTAACGCTATAAGGAGTAAAAACAAATGGCAAACCAAGTAGACAAGTTCGGTCTAAGACCGTACAGAAAACTAGACGGTACACCATTAGTAGGAGCACAAAACAGATATACAATATCTGCTAATAACACTACTGCAATATTCCAAGGTGACTTAGTTATCGCTGAAACAGACGGTGACATTACAAGACACGTTGCGAATAACAGTACAGCTGTTATTGGTGTGTTCAACGGATGTTTCTACACAGATCCGACAACTCAAAAGCCGACATTTAAGAACTTCTACCCTGGAGATATCAATGCAAGTGACATTACTGCATTTGTTGTTGATGACCCAGACGCAGTATTTCTAATGGGAGCAGATGAGGCGTTCACAAGAGCGGATTTGTTTCAGAATTATTCTGTTACGAATGCTACTGGAAGTACAACAACAGGTATCTCGCAAGTTGAGCTAGATGTCTCTGTATCAGGAACAAATGCGTCATTTATCATTCAAGCAATTGATATTTCGCAAGATCCTAACAACAGTGACACTGGTAATGCTAATGCAAACATACTTGTTAGAATCAACAAACACTTCTACAGAAGTGGAACAGGTATCTAATAGAGGAGTATAAATTATGGCGATATCACGATCACAACTAGTCAAAGAACTAGAGCCAGGTTTGAATGCCCTATTCGGCCTGGAGTATAACCGTTATGAAAATCAACATGCGGAAATATACACAACAGAAACATCTGACAGAGCTTTCGAAGAAGAAGTAATGTTAACAGGTTTCGGCTCTGCACCAACTAAACAAGAAGGTGCTGGAGTAGTGTTCGATCAAGCAAATGAATCATTCACTGCAAGATACACACACGAAACAATTGCGTTAGCATTTGCTATCACAGAGGAAGCAATCGAAGATAACCTATATGACAGACTTGCAGCGAGATACACAAGAGCTCTTGCAAGATCAATGTCAAACACGAAGCAAGTTAAAGCTGCTAACGTACTTAACAACGGTCAAAAAGCTGGTGTTACAGGCGGTGACGGTGTTACACTTATCAACAGTGCGCACCCGTTGGCAAACGGTGGTACATTCTCAAATGTACTAGCTGTTGCAGCAGATCTTAACGAAACTTCACTTGAGCAGTCATTAATCGACATTGCTGGGTTCGTAGACGAAAGAGGCTTAAAAATTGCTTCTTCAGGTAGAAAAATGATAATTCCAAAAGAATTACAATTTACTGCTGAGAGAATCATGAAGTCTCCTATGAGAACAGGAACTGCAGATAATGATATCAATGCAATAAGAAATATGGGAATGGTGCCAGAAGGTTATGTAATAAATAACTTCTTAACTGACACAGATTCTTTCTTCTTATTGACTGATGTGCCAAACGGATTCAAAATGTTCGTAAGAGCACCAATCAAAACTGCTATGGAAGGTGACTTTGATACTGGAAACGTGAGATTTAAAGCGAGAGAAAGATATTCTTTCGGTTTCTCTGATCCAAGATGTGTGTTCGGTAACGGAAACTTACCAACATAATAGTCAGTAACTAAACAGATATTAAGGGGCGGTGTTCACATCGCCCCTTTTTTTATGTATAATATAAAAACCTAGAATAAATAATATGTAGACTGGCTAGGCAGACGGTATAGAGACTACATATCAAACGCTATACAAAGGAGAATATTATGGCAAATACTACATTTAGCGGTCCGGTCAGATCGAAAAATGGTTTTCAATCTATTGGACCAGGAGCAGTAGTTGCTCTAACAGCAGCTACTAATTTAACTGTAGCAGATCACGCAGGAAGAATATTAACTATGGATCCAGTTGGAACACCAACTGCAATCACTCTTCCAACAATTAACGCAACTGCAGATTCTGCGGTAGCTGGAGCTAGTGATCCAAACAACCCAAGTACAATTGGAACAACCTTTGAAATTCTTTTCATAGATGAATTCACTGGTACTATTTCAACTGACGGAACTGATAAGTTTGTTGGTTCAGTCATGGTTGGTGTTGATGACGGTTCAAAAAAAGCTTTTGTACCTGCAGCAGCGAATGACGTTGTAAACCTTAATGGGGAAGCAGGAGCTGGTAACGCCACTAAAGGTGGTCTCATTGGTTCAAGAATTAAATTCACTGCAACAGCTGATAATACTTATATGGTTGAAGGTTTGTTGATTGGTGATGGAACTATTGTTACACCTTTCGGTAACTAATAATTAATATGTGGCTCCTCCGGGAGCCACAAACTAGGAGTATAAATGGCAGCTAAAACTGATATACAAGCAACTAGATCTAATGCAGCAGCTGGTGTAACTGCAATTATTGCAGCTCCAGTTAGACTTAGAGGTATTATAATTGCTTCAGACGGTGGTGGTGCAGGAGTATTAGAATTAACAACTACATCAAATACAGGAACAACTTTGTTTCAAGCAGATATTCCAACAGGTGATGTAATTAATTTTAATTTTCCTGAAGACGGTATCTTGTTTCCTAAAGGCATATTCTGCAAAACAAAAACTAATGTTGCAGCATATACTTTGTTAACAGATAAGTTTTCAGGTCCTAATCTAACTACAACTAACGGATAATAATTATGCCAGGCGGTTCTTCATTCATGAGTGATCAGTCGGTTGCCCATGCGACCAGCACAGCTCAAATGGTTGCTCTAAATAAACGAGCAAGACTTACCTCTATTCAAGCAAAAGGTAATAGTGCTAGTGGGTCAATCATTTTTAAGAGTGGAGGAGCGTCTGGTACAACCATAGCAACTTTTCTTTTTGGAGAAGAAGGTTTGGATATGTTTATTCCAGGATCAGGTATATTATTTGAGAGTGGTATTCATGCAACAATAGGTGGCACAGGTGGTGTAACAATAACATTTACATAAGATGTCTAATTTTAAAAAATTAAATTTATTTAGAAAGAAAGATGATACAAAAAAATCTTCTATTTTAAAAAATGTAACTATTGGTGGAGGAGCATCCGTATATGATGATGATTATGTTACTGCACCTAAGGGAACGATAAAAATAAAAAAAGGTAAAACTTCAATCACTGGTGGAGTTGAAAAACCTTTTAGTAAAGTTGATAAAGAAAATATTAGTAGCGAAATATCATTAGGGATTAATAGAGGAGATGAGTCTGGTGGATTTTCTTTAACAGGGAGCAAAAGAGGAAAATCAAAAAATATATCTTTTGAATTTAGTAAGACTTTTAGAAAAGGCGGTGATGTAATGCCTAAAAGAAATAAAAAGAATTTTAGACCAACTGAAAAAGGTGCGGGAATGACTAAAGCAGGAGTTGCTGCATATAGAAGAGCAAACCCTGGATCAAAATTACAAACAGCTGTTACTGGTAAAGTAAAGCCAGGATCTAAAGCTGCAAAACGTAGAAAATCATACTGCGCAAGATCACTAGGACAACTGAAAAGAGCATCAGCAAAAACTAGAAATGATCCTAACTCAAGAATAAGACAAGCAAGGAGAAGATGGAAATGCTAACATGTGTTACTTGTCTTCACCCTTGTCATTGCAAAGGTGTTGGTCTTTACGTTAATACAAACCAATGTATTGGGTATGATTGCAATTGCACAAAATGTATTCACCCAATAAAACAGGAGAAAGATATGTGGAAAAAAATTAAAGATAAAATTAAAGCTATGTGGAACTGGTATGTGACATGGCTTTTTAAATGGAAATGAGTAAAAAACCTTTAACCATCTCAGAATCGGCAGCCGTCCAAATGCCTATGAAGACGGTTGCCAGTCTGATCGCTCTCGTAGCAATTGGCACCTGGGCTTATTTCGGACTGCATGAAACACTAAACAATCATGCGACTAAAATAGAGTTGATGCAAAAAGATTTAGAGCAAAACTCAGAATTTAGGATTAAATACCCTCGTGGAGAACTTGGTCAATCAAGTGGGGAGGCGGAGCTTTTTATGTTGGTGGAGCACCTCGCAGGTGTTTTGGAGGAAGTTGATGCAGAAGTTAAGAGTATGAGAAACAATGCAGTTAACATAGAATTTTTAAAAGATAGAACAAAGAAACTTACAGAAGATGTTGAAAAATTAATTAGAAACGAAAATGGAGCACATTAATGGTTGAATTAGTTTTTGCATTATTACTTATACAAGATCATAAAATTATTGAGCATCGCTACCATGACAATTTAAGTTCTTGCATGAAGGCTAAACGTTATGCTATGAAAGACAAAAGCTCTAAAGATAGAGTTGTCTATAAATGCATTAAATCTAAGGCAAACGTTGAGTTGTACATGGGAGAAAAAAAGATTACGTCTTTGATACTTGAATAATGGCTTACCTAAATGTTAACATTCCAACAGTTTATGCTAAAGTTAAAAAAGAGTATCTCTATGATCTCGATGAAAAATATAAAAAACATAGTCTTGA